GAGTAATTGGTTTAAATGGTTAATCAGGCGGTTGTTGATTAAGAATACAACCCAAAATGAAATACTAGAGATTGAGATAAAAGAGCACCAGGGTTCTGAGAAAGTAAGTACGATGAAACAGGCTTACGAATATTACCGAAACCAAACGGATATTCGAAAGAAAAAAGTAGATGTTGATTGGCGGACGAACTCAAGGATTGAATTGGGTTTATTTAAGAAACTGGTAGACCAGAAGGTCGGGTATTTGTTTTCTAAACAACCGACAATCTCGCTTGAAGGAGAAAAATCACAAGATTTCTTAGATAGCGTGTTTGACGAGGATCTTTTATCTACGATTAAGTCACTTGGTAAGGAAGCAGTGATGAAAGGGATAGCTTATGGCTTGCCTTATTACGACGAGAATGGCCGTCTACGCTTGTTTAAAATCCCAAGTGAACAGATTATTCCTTTTTGGAAAGACGAGCGTCATTTGGAACTATCTGCCTTTGTACGTGTCTACAAACAAGCAGTTTATGAAAGCGGAATGAAGAAGACCAAAACCTTTGTAGAATACTACGATGAACAAGGAATTACAGATTATATCTGGACAGGTTCACACCTTGAACTCAATCCACTGTCTAAGGAGACCAAGGGGAATTTTTATTATGTCAACTCTGATGGCACACGGATTCCTTACACTTGGGAGAAAGTGCCTCTGATTCCATTCCGCTACAACGAGTATGAGGACGGTCTTTTAGTCCAAACCAAGTCTCTGATTGATAATATTCAACTTCAAATGTCTACTAACGCAGATATGTTGGCAGATATGCCGAAACTGATTTATGTTTTGAAAAACTATCAGGGCGCAGACTTGGGCGAGTTCATGAATAATCTGAATAAGTTTCGCTCTATCAAAGTTTCTAGTGATGGTGGTGTAGATACCCTACAAGCAGACAATGATACTAGCGGAGTTGAAGCAGATATCGAACGCTCTCGTAAGTTCTTGTATGAGGCTGCACGAGCCATTGATACCCAAGATGACAATCTAGGTAATGCAAGTGGTCAGGCACTTAAATGGCGCTATACAGATCTTGATTTGGATTGTAACGAGCTGGAAAATGAGTTCCAAAAAGGTATCAAGCAATTCCTTTGGTTCGTAGAACAGTATGCAGCTAACAAAGGAGTAGCGTTTGATTCATCTAAATTTACTTATGTATTTAACCGTGACATCATTTCAAATGAGTCTGAAGCTATTCAAGATTGTGTAAACTCAATCGGTATCTTAGACGATCTAAGCATTCGTGAACAACATCCATGGTATCAACCAGAGGTTGAGAAACGATTGAAAGAACAACAGGAACAAGGACAAGATACATACTCTCAGACTAATTTCAAAAAGGTAGATGAAGATCATGACGACCGAGAACAAGAAAAAGATAGATGAGTATTGGGATGAGTATTGGACTGAGCGTGCTTTACAACAGGAACAAAACGCTCAGATAGTTGCCGATAGGTATATGGCCCAGATTGGTCAATCCTTAGCAGACTATAAACACCAGCTTGTTTCTGAGATTGAGAAGTTCTATGCCAGATATGCTGTTGATAACAAGATGACTCATGCGGAGGCCAAGCAATATCTGACAGATAAAGAGCGTAGAGAGTTTAAGCATGTAACTCTTGAAAGATTCCGTGAGATGTCCTTAAATCCTGATACACCGACACCACTGTTGGACGCTTTGAGCTATCGCCACCGTATCAGTCGCAAGGAGGCTTTGCTTGCCGAAATTGAGCGTCTAACGGCTGAGTTATACGGAAAGCCAGACGGCATACATGACAAGGTCACAGAGGCTCTGAGTGACGTCTACATCAAAGGTAAAATCCATCAAGCTAAGAACTTGGCACATTTCGGAATCATAGAGAAACCAATATTAGGTGTAGATGCAGTTAAGCATAAGATGGGGAGTAACTGGAGCGGTAAAACATTCTCAACGAATGTGTGGGGGCATGATGCAGCTGTTTATAAATCTATCAGTGATACAATCAATAAAGGCCTAACAGGTGGCTGGTCTATTGATAGAATGGCTAGGGCTCTTTCTGAACGTACAGGAGTTGCCTATCATCGAGCAGACACGCTTGTCAGAACTGAGACGACCTTTTATAATAACCTTGCAACACTAGATACTATTAAGGAATTGGGTGGCGACCACTACGAAATCGTAGCAGTATTAGACAGTCGTACAAGTGAGATTTGCAGATTAGAAAATCACGAGGTTCATTCTGTTAAGGAATATGAACCAGGTCGAACCGCACCGCCATTTCATGTTCGTTGTCGTTCTACTATCAGGCCTGCAGTTAAGTCTGATAAACCTAGTCCTTACTTTGATATCTTGCAAAACGACGGCTCAGTAAAACTAGCCGCTGAGCAACGTTCTCTGGACGAAATCTTTGCAGGATGGGAGCGTGAAGGGGAAGCGGTTAAAGAAAAACTGTTTGCGAAAGACTATAAGGAAGATACGAAATCTACGGATAAATTCTCTGAAGGATTAGATACAAAGATAAAAACTTTAGCAAATTTCTCTAATAATTCTAGAAAATGGTATAATGATTACGTAGAGAAAACTTTGTCTATTGAAGATATTGAAAATGTTAGCGAAAAATTAAAAGAAGTTTTCGCTAATAGCAGTTATGCTATGCGTTTCAAATCTGAAAATATAGATAAATTGATAGATTCAAGTAGATTTTTGAACCAGTTTGAAACTGGAACAAGCGGTGGTACTGTAAATGCGAAGTATCGTCGTCAAGCAAATGAACAACTTTTTGGTTTACAAGGTAAAAGGCTGAAAAAACCTGAATTTGAAAAGTATGGCTACTTTGGAAATAAAGATCCTTATGAAGATTTTATCTATAATCTAAAAGCCTCCGCTGGTGTTGAACAGTATGGTGATATTATCGTTCATTTTTCAAAAGAGAGAATAGCTGATAGAACAACCTTTACAATAAACAATAGTTTGGGTCCAGCTGCTTTCAAAGACCTTGTTGCTGACAATCCTAACAAACCTCGTCTTGTAGGAATTGATAAAGATTATCTGGAAGATTATACTTCTATCTTAAAAAATACGAATATAGACACTCCAGAAAAAGTAAGTAAATCATTAGGAATAAGATATGTTGAAGCTCAATATCATGGAGAAGTTCTCTTATCTGATGTTTCTAGCATGTATTTTATAGACAGCAAGCCAACAAATAAACAAGTGGAAGCACTGAAAAAAATCGGAATAAAATTATTTATGAGAGAAGGTGATAGATTTGTTCGAATTAAATAATATAATCGGGTTAGATATTGCAAGGAAAAATGTGCTAGTAACCTTAGTGGACGGACGTTGCGCTTTGGTTGATTTGAAAAGAAGGGTTTTTGTTGTTGAAATCTTGTTAGATTCTTTTTACAAATGGATGGAATTCCCTAATTCTCCAAGTGAGGACGATATAGATACTGTAAGAGAAATACTGCAACATCCGGAAAATGTAGGTTATGGCCCTTTAGCTGAAAAATACATGTCGAATCCTAAAGTAAAAAGCGATTTCGACAAAATGAAAAAAGATGCTGGATATAATTACTAAGAGCACCTAGAGAAATCTAAGTGCTTTTTTCGTGCCCAGAAAGGATTAAAAATGGATACAGCAAGAATTGGGATAATTAACGTAGAATTTTCAGGATCAAGCGAAAATGACTCAGTAGACTCAGTAACAGTGAAATTAGAGTTAGATATTTATGGGACGGATACGTTTAGCGCGATTGAGTTACTACCTAAAATATTAACTGACATTCATTCATTATCGTATGAAGTTACTTGATTGTGACATTAAAAGGAGTAAAGACATGTTTATTTGGAATTGGGTATCAATCGCTTTCGGGTGGTTGGTATTTTTGTTTTTAATGCTGTTTATCATAGCATTTGTAAAACAAGTAGTCAAAGAAATCAAAAAAATAACCTAACCGTATGGAATCTCGTACGGTTTTCTTTCGCCCTGGGCATGGCGTTAAAAGGCTTTTTTACTTTACCAAAATGTCGTGGTCGTTGCCACGTTAAACAAACGTACAGGAGGAAAAG